CGCGGCGGAGCTCGTCGCCGCCCACCCCGAGATCGCCGAGGCGGCGGCAGGGCACGTTTTGGAAAACCCCGAATGCTTTTCGCCCGACGTGGTGGAAATGGCCAAGGGGCGGGGGAGAAAAAAGAAGGAGAATTCCGCCGAGATCATGGCGGTCGCAAAGATGGCCGAGGACGTCCGCGCCGCCGAGGAGCTCTACGGCGACGGGCGGCCATACGACGTGGAGCGGCTGGAGGAGCAGATTCGCTTTTTCCGCGACCAGGCCGGGAACGCCCTGCTGGAAATGGGCAAGTGCTTCATCCGTATCAAAGCGCATGAAGAGCATGGCCGGTTCCTGCGCGCCATAGAGAGCGTGGATTTGACCCCGCGCTCGGCGCAGTACGCAATGGCTGCGGCGCGGAAGTTTTCAAATGCGAAATCGGTTTCGCATTTGGGGCCGACCAAGCTGATAGCCCTGACGGTACTCGACGACGACGAGGTGGAGGTGCTCAAGCACGGCGGAACGGTGCGGGGCGTGAAGGTCGACGACATCGACCGCATGAGCAACGGCGAGCTTCGCGCCGCCCTGCGCAAGGCCAAGGAGGAGGAGGAGAAGCTCAAGGAGGCCCGGAAAAACGACCGCGCGGCCTTCGAGCGGTCGCTCAACCAGAAGGACGAGAAGCTCAACCGGCTCGACATGGAAGCCGCCGGGCGCAGCCCGCCCACCCGCGAAGAGAGGGCGGCAGCCGCGCTGGACGCGATGGCCCGCGAGTACACGCAGGCGATTGGGGCGGCGATAATCGCCGTGCGCGAGGCGCACGCGCTGGTCGCCCGCGCCGAAAGGGTCGAGGGGGTGGAGGCCGCGCAGCTGGAAAGCTGGCTCGGCCGGTTCTCGCCGGACATGCAGGCGTTCCACGACATCCTCCAGACCTGGACGGGCGAGCTGGACGACCCCCGGCCGGCGGCGGAATGGACGCTCGCCGGCATAGACGCGGCGGAGCTGGACAAGGCGCCGGAAGCGGAGGGGTGACATGTACGGGGACTGGGCCGACAAAATGGCGGCCGCCTCCGGCGCCTCCGGGCGCAGGGCCGTCGTCGAGGACATGCGCCGCACATTCGGCTTTTCGCCGGCGAAGGCGTACAGGCTCCTGCGCGAGGCCGGCTGGGAATCCGGCCGCGCCAGGCGCAGGGACGCCGGCACCACGTCCGTCAGCGCGGAGGCGCTGGCGACGCTGGCGGGGATGGTCAGGGGCGGAATAACGAAGGACGGCAAGGCCACGATGCCGGCGAACGTGGCGCGCTCGATAATGGAGGCGCGCGGCGAAGAGCTGGCGGTAGGCGACAGCCGCCTGCGCGAGCTGCTGAGGCGCGGGCGCATGTCCGCAAGCGACGCATCCACGCCTTCCCCCCACCGCACGATGCGCACGGAGCGCCCCAACCAAGTCCACGAGTGCGACCCGTCCGTGTCCCGCCTGTGGTTCCCCCCCGGAGGGGGAAGGATGAAAATCCTGGGCGCGGACGAGACGTACAAGAACAAGAACAAACTCGAGGGCCGCGAAAAGCTGTGGCGCTACGTGCTGACCGACCACCTGTCGGGATCGCTGTGCGTCCGCTACTACGCCGCCGCCGGGGAGAACGCGGCCAACCTGTGGGACTTCCTCATATACGCATGGGGCCGCAAGAGCATAGGGGCCTACGTTTTCCACGGCACGCCGGAGCTTCTGCTCTGGGACTGCGGCTCGGCGAACATATCGCGGGCGGTGACCAACGCGCTGCGCGCCTTCGGCGTGGAAACCAAGCCGCACCTTCCGGGCCGCCCCCGCGCCAAAGGCCAGGTGGAAAAGGGAAACCACATGGTGGAGACCCATTTCGAAAGCCGCCTGCGCCTCGAGCCGGTTTCCGGCATGGACGAGCTGAACGGCGCGGCGGAGCGCTGGTGCGCGGCGTTCAACGCGAACCTGATAAAGGGGCTGGACTGCCGGCTGAACAGGGGCGGCGTGAAGATCGGGACGCGCGCGGCGCTGTGGCGGCGCATAGCGCCGGAACAGCTGCGCGAGATTCCGGACGCCCAAACGTGCCGGCAGGTGCTCGCGTCGGGCATCCAGACCCGCAAGGTTGACGGAGCCCTCACGGTGGGGATCGTCCACCCCCGCGCCGGCCGCTCGCTGCGGTACGACGTGCGGGGCATTCCTGGGGCGCTGGTCGGAGCGAGGATACGCCTGCAGCCGATGCTGGCCGGCGAGGGCCACAGGTGCGTGGCGATAGCCGAGGGCGACGACGGCAAGGACGCGGCCTTCGAGCTGTCGCCGATCTCCTACGACGAGTTCGGCTTCGACGAGAGCGCCCCCGTGCTGGGCAGGGAATACAAGGCCCAGCCCGACACGGCGCGGGAGACGGCGGCCAAGGCGCTGGAGGGGAGCGCCGGAAACCTGGCCGGGCCGGCGCACAGCTTCATAACGGGGGAAAGCCCCTTCGTGCGCGGCGCGACCGGCAGCGTCATAGAGATCGCCGACGCCGCCCACGTGCACGAGGTATTGATCTCCGCGGCGGAGGCGGCGATGCGGCACGACGCGGCGGGGCTGCCGACCGAAGGCCGGTGGGACTATTACAGCGGCGCCTACCCGGACGGCGTGCCGGCGCGGGCCGTGGACGAGGCCATCGAAAAGGAGAAGGCGGCGGCGAGCCCGCGCGAAAGCGCTGCGGGACGCTACGCCGACTGGATCGTCGAGGGGGCGAAAACCCCCGAGAAGGAAGCTAAGCCCGCCGCCGAAGGCGCGGCGGAAAAACTGATGAAGATCGCGTAGAACGCGGCAGGAGGAAACCATGCTGACGATGAAAACCCGAAAAAAATTCGGCCTGAAGCAAGACCCGTTCGCGGACGACGTGTCGAAGGCCGAGGACGTGTACCTGACGGACGACGCCCGGTTCGCCGTCGAGTACTTCACCCAGGCCGCCAAGAGCGGCGGGATGCTGGCGCTGGTCGGCGAGAGCGGCAGCGGCAAGACGACGCTGCGCCGCTACGCGCTCGACCGCATGGCCGCGGCCGGCGGCAAGACGCGCGCGATAATCCCGCAGTGCGTGGACAGGACGCGGCTGACCGCCGGCGCGATATGCGACGCGATAATCGCGGACTGCTCGGCCGAGCGGCCCAGGAGATCCCTGGAGGCGAAGGCCCGGCAGGTGCGGGACACGCTCGCCAATTCCAGCCGCGCCGGGTACGGCCACGTCCTCATAATCGAGGAGGCGCACGACCTGTCGATCCAGACGCTCAAGTACCTCAAGCGCTTCTGGGAAATGGAGGACGGCTACAAGCGGCTGCTCGCGATAGCGCTGGTCGGCCAGCCCGAGCTGAAGCACAAGCTCGACGAGTCCAAAAACTTCGAGGCCCGCGAGGTGATCCGCCGCATGGAGGTGCTGGAGATCGAGCCGCTGGACGGCGACGGCGAGGTGGCGGCGTACCTCGACCTCAAATTCGCGCGCGTCGGCAAAGACCGCAGGTCGGCGATCACCGACGAGGGGTGCGCCGAGCTTGCGGCGAGGCTTCGCCACCAGCCGCGCGTCGGGGCCGCGCGCTCGGTGGCGTTCCCCCTGCTGATCAACAACTGGGCGAAAAAGGCGCTGAACCTGGCCGCCAAGCTCGGCGCCCCCGCGGCGGACGCCGAAATCGTGAAGGCGCTTTAGGGGGAGGGGAAAACATGGGCAAGGTTGACTGGACGCGGCCTTATGACAGCGAAGCCGACAAAATCTTGGGAGGGGGAAAATGACGCAGATACAGACCAAGGTGCCGGATCGGGTGATCGAGGCGATGAGGGGCGAGGCGGAGCAGATGGGCATAAGCCCCGCCATGCTCATGCGGATACGGATGTGCGAGCTTTACCACGCTCCCGACGCGGGCGAGGCAAAGACGTACACCATGCGGGTGAGCGGATGGCGGGAGGTGGAAGCGTACCTGTCGGTAAAGTTCCCCGGCATGGCGGTGGGGGATTTCGCGGCGAAATCCGTTCTCTCGGAAATGCGGAAGCACGGCCTGAAATCGGCCCAGAAGCAGGACTTCGAGAGAATACTCGACAAACGGGAATAGCGCCCAAGCCCCACGTGGGGCGGGGCCTTCACGGGCAAACCAAACGGCGCCCATCGCCGCCGAAAAAGGCGGCGATGGGACACGGCCGGACGCAAAACAAGGGGGATCGAAATGGCGGCGCAGGCCGATGAAAACAGGCGCAAAAAGCTCATACAGCTGGTGCACATAGGCAAGTCCCAAATGGGCCTTCCGGACGACGCGTACCGCGCATTCCTGGAAAGCGTCGCCAACAGGAATTCATGCGCGGACATGAGCGCGCGGCAACTGGAGGCGGTGCTCCGCGTCATGCGGAAGCACGGCTTCCCCATAGAGGCGCGGCGCGTGAAGCCGGAAGAGAAAGGCCGGGCGACGTTTGAGCAACTGGAATACATCAAGGGCATGTGGGCCGCGTGCGCACGCAACAAAAGCGAGGCGGCTATGCGGGCGTTCGTCAATAGGATCGCAAAAGTCAAATCCCTGCGCTTTTTGACCGTGGAATCGGCCCGGCCGGTGATCCTCGCGCTGCGCGACATGATGATCAAAGCCGGATTCGATCCCGACACGTCGGAGCCGCTGCCGCCGAGGGGGGGCGCATAGGATGCCCAGGAAAGCCAAGCCCGACGAATCGCTGGTGCACGATCTTATAGTTTCCTGCGCCTCCTCCAGTGCGACGCCGGAGCAGTCGCACGAGGCCGTGCGCGCCCTGTGCCGATACTACGGCGGAACGCGGATATACGTGCGGGCGCGGAACGCGGAGCTTCTGGGGGTTCTGGCGGACGCGGTCGGCGATTCCGCCGCGTCCTCGATAATGGAAAAAATAGTGGCGCTCTACGGCGGCAGGCAAATCTACGTACCGCAGGAGCGCAACGCCTTCCGCAAGACGCGCGCGCTGGAAGTCCACGCCCGGCTCGGAGCGGGCGGCGCCACCATGCGCGACCTCGCGCGCGAGTACGGCATCAGCGACACGCACGGCTACAGGCTGTGGCGGGAAGGGAGATCGCTGAAGCTCGGCAAGGCCCAGACCCCGTCGCTGTTCCCGGAGCTGGACGAAATAATCAAACGGGATTGATGCGAAACCGCCCGGCCCGCGGGTTAGGCTGTCCGCATGGAAACGACAGGCGGCCTGTACGCGGCCCTCAATTTTGAAGGCGGCAAAACCAGCACCATCGATCTCGTGCCCCCCGGCCCCAAGCTAAAGGGCAGGGACGGGCGCTCGTGGACTATGGGCGATCCGGCGCAGGTCGCCGCGGCCTCGATGCGGCGGCTCTCCAAACTTCCCATAGACATCAACCACGCCATAGACCTTGCCGCGCCATCCGGCGGCCAGTCCCCGGCAGCCGGATGGATAACCGGCCTTCGCGCCATGCCGGACGGCTCGCTCAAGGCCGACGTGAAGTGGAACGGGCGCGGACGGAAGGCCATGCGCGACAAGGAGTACGGGTTCATCTCGCCCGTGCTGAACGTGAACGGCAGCGGGGAAGTCACCGAAATCCTCCGCGCCGCCCTTACCAACAGCCCCAACCTGGAACTGCCGGCCCTCAACGCCGCGCAGCCCCCGACTGCCAACGATACAAACATCACGGAGGAAGAAGGAATGAGAAAGGAATTGTGCGCGGCGTTCGGCCTGCCCGAGACCGCGACGGACGCGGAGATCGTTCTGGCCGCGCAGTCCGCGCGGACGGCGGCGCCCAACGCCGCCCAGCCCGGCGCCGACTCGACGAAGCCCGACCTCGCGGCCTACGCGCCAAGGGCCGAGCTTAACGCGATGCAGACCCGCGCCGAGGCCGCCGAGCGGCAGATCGCGGAGCTGAACGCGGCCAGGCTCAAGGCCGACGCGGAGGCCGTCGTGGACGGCGCGATCAAAGAGGGCAAGATCGCCCCGGCCAACCGCGAAGGGTTCCTTGCCCTTTGCGCAGACGCAACCGGGCTGGAGGGCGTAAAAAAGATCGTCGCGAATTCGGCGCGGATCGTGCCCGCGGGCGAACAGGCTCCGGAGGGCTCGCCCCCGTCCGGCGGCGCGGCGCTTAACGCGGAACAGTCCGCGGTCGCCGAGGCGATGGGCTACTCCGCGGAGGAGGCCCGCGAGGTGTTCGGCGACAAGGCCGGCGAAAAGAAAGGAGGGAAAGTAGCATGATAGTCAGCAACGCGAACCTCAACACCCTGCGCACCGCCTACCGGCACGAGTTCAACACACGCCTGAAGGAACTCGACGCCGATCCGATCTGGAAAAAGCTCGGGACGCTGATCAAGAGCAGCACCGCCAGCAACACCTACGGGTTCCTCGGCGCGTTCCCCCACATCCGCGAATGGGTGGGTGACAGGCAGTTCGGCAAAATCAGGGAAGGCGCCTACGAGATCGTGAACCAGCTATGGGAGGCAACCCTGCCAGTGCGCCGCGCGGACATCGAGGACGACAACCTCGGGCTGTACCGCGCGATGTCGCGGGAAAAGGCGGACGAGTTCGCCCGCTTCATGAACCGGCAGCTGGCCAACCTCATTTCCGAAGGCTTCGTCAAGCTCTGCTTCGACGGACAGCCGTTTTTCAACGGCTCCCATCCGGTCAACGAAAAGCAGGACGGCACCGGGGATGACAAAGACGTTTCCAACATCGTCGGAACCGGCGAGGAGGGCGGCAAGGTGTGGGCGCTCCTGAGCCTGGACGGATCGCTGAAGCCGTTCATCGTGCAGCAGAGAAGCCAGCCGGAATTCGACGAGATCGCCGACGTGGTCAACGAGCACGTGTTCATGCGCGACCACTGGCTGTTCGGCATCCGCTACCGCGGAAGCTGGGGCTACGGCCTGTGGCAGCAGGCGGTCGGCAGCAAGGCGCCGCTTACCGCGGCCAGCTACGAGGCGGCGCGCCTGCGGATGCAGACCTTCACCCGCGACGGCGGCGATCCCCTGGGCATCGCCCCCACGCATCTGGTGGTCGATCCCACCAACGAGGCGGCGGCCAGGCAGATTCTGAACGCGGAGCTCATAGGCGGGGGCAACTCGAACCCGAACTTCCGCACAGCGGAACTCATAGTTGTTCCGCATTTGAGCTGAGGCAAGGAGGGAAACGCATGAGCAGGCGAAACAGCGACCGCCCGCCGCAGGGCGAGCTGCCGGGAAACAAAGCGCAACAGGCGGCTGAGGGCACGCAGTCCGCGGAAACGCCGCCAGCTTTGGAACGGCAGGTTGGCGACGCAGGCGGGCAGGCCGACAGCGCGAACACGCAAAGCG